GTCCGAACTCGATAAGACGTTCAGCGAACTGGAGCGCGCCGCCGATCGGGTGGCGCGCACCTACACGAAGCTGGGCGGGCAGCTGCAGAGCATCGGCGGCAAGCTGACGACCTCGATCACGTTGCCGATCGTGGCGATGGGCGCGGCTGCCGCGAAGTCTGCCGTGGACTTCGACACGGCCATGCGGGGCGTGCAGGCGGCCGTGCAGCCGACGACGGCGGAACTGGACCAGCTGCAGGCCGCCGCGATCGAGTGGGGGCAGAAAACGCAGTACTCCGCCACGGAGGCCGCGCAGGCGCTGGGCGAACTGGGCAAGGCCGGGATCAAGTCTGCGGACTCGATCAAGCTGCTGCCGTCCGTCCTCAACCTGGCCACCGTGGGCGAGATGGACCTGGCGACGGCCGCCGCGCTGACGACGGACACGCTGGCGCAGTTCAAGCTCGAAGCGAAGGACTCCGAAAAGGTCAACGACGTGCTGGCGGCGGCCGCGCAGGCCTCGACCACCAGCGTGAAGGAACTGGGCGATGCGTTGAAGTATGCCGGCCCGGTGGCCGGTGCCTTCGGCATGTCCATCGCAGAGACCGGCGCGGCGCTCGCGCAGTTTGCGAAGCTGGGCGTGAAGGGCGAGATGGCCGGCACGGCGCTGCGCAACGTGCTGGCGGAGATCAAGAATCCCGCGAAGGGCATGCGCGATGTCCTGGCGGACCTGAACATTGCCACGCTGGCCAGCGCGGACGGCACCGTGCATCTGACGGACGTGATCGCGAAGCTGCAGGAGCGCGGCGCGACGGCCTCGCAGATCATGCAGGCCTTCGGGGATCGGGCCGGCCCGGCGATGGTGGCGGCCGTGGGCCGGGGCGCGGCGGAACTGCGCGTGCTGACGGGCGAGATGGAACGCTCCGAGGGCACGGCCAAGCGAGTCGCAGAGACCTTACTCAGCGGCATCGGCGGCGCGCTGGAGAAAATGCGCGGCGCGGTCGAGACGGCCGGCATCAGCCTCGGCACGCTGCTCGCGCCCGCCATCGTGCTGGTCGCAGACCTGATCAGCAGCCTGGCGGAGTTCGTGTCCTCCACGCTGGTGCCGGCGTTCCAAGCGTTGCCGGAGGTCGTGCAGGTCGGCATCGGGGGGTTCATCGGCCTGGTCGCCGCGATCGGCCCGCTGGTCTACATCGCCGGCACGCTGGCCTCGTCCTACGGCGCGCTGGCCGGCCTGCTGGGCAAGAGTGCGGCCGGCGCGAAGGTGGCCGCGACGGCAGCGGAAGGCCTGGCCGGTGCGCTCACGGCGCAGAGCGTGGCCGCGCGCATCGCCGCGCTGGCCACGGGCGCCTTCGAGGCCGTCCTGGCCGTGCTGATGTCACCCGTCACGCTGGTGATCGCGGGCGTGGCCGCGCTGGTCCTCGGGCTGCGCTACCTGACCGGCAGCTGGGAAGGCGTGCTGAAAGTCCTGTCGCTCGGGCTGCTCGACTTCCGCCGCGTGGGCGAGATCATGGCCGGCCTGCAGTCCATCGTGACGGACTTGGGCGAGGCCTTCCGGGGCATCGGCTCGCTGATCGGGGACGCGGCCTCCGTGATCAACGCCGACCTGCAGCCGGCACTGGACACGGTGCGGGGGCTGCTCCACGACGTGGGGCTGGCCGCCGATGATCCGGCCGCGAAGAACCTGCGCGGATTCAAGGCCTCAGCCGGCGAGGCGCAGACGGGGGCGTTCAACCTGGCCGGCGTGCTGCAGTCCCTGCTGCTGCCGGCCATCTCGAACCTCACGCTGCAGTGGGGGCTGTTCGATCGCGTCGTGGCCGGCGCGGACAGTCTCAAGCGGTGGGTGTATTACGCGCAGGGCATCCGCCCGGCGACGGTCGAAGTGCTGGACGCCTTCACGCAGTTCAAGACCGGCCTCGTGCAGACAGAGACCGTGCTCGACTCGGCGGGCCTGGCCGCCAGCATCTTCGGGGAATCGCTGCGGGACCAGCTGGCAGCCGGCGCGGCGACGGCCACGCGGGCGCTGGTGCCCACGGCTGCCGCTGCGCACGCCTCGGCGTCGGCCATCAAGGCCGCTGCTGCTGCCGCGAAGAAAGCGGCTGAGGACGCCAAGCGCGCCGCTGAGGAGTTCCAAAAGCTGCAGGACCAGATGAGCGGCGCGGCCGTGGTGCAGAAGGCCCGCGACCTGATGACGACGCTGGCGGCGTTGACGGCACAAGGCCTCAAGCCCTCAGCAGCCGGCGCACGCGAGATCACGGAGGCCATTAGCGATGCGTCTGCCGTGCTGCACGCGAAGGGGCAGCGGATCGCGGATGACATGGCAGACGTGTGGCAGTCGTTCCAAGTGCCGCGCAACCTGGCGGACGATCTGCGGAACTACGCCAACCTGATCGCGGGCGTGGCGCGCAACCTGGTGCCGACGCTCAAGCAAAACCTCAAGCCGATGCAGCAGGCCTTCGTGGACGCCTTCCGCATCGACGCGAAGCAGGTCGGCAAAAACGTGGAGGACGCGCTGCAGGGCGCGGCGCTGGTCGATCGCGTCAAGAAGTGGGGCGCGGACATGCAACAGGAGGTCACGGGGATCCTGTCCCGCATGTTCACCGGGCAGACCGGGTTCCACGAGGGGTTCGCCGCGATGTTCGGATCGCTGCAGGGGATCGGCAGCACGCTGCTGCAGGACTTCGGGCAGACCTTCATGGCGGAGTTCAACGACGTACTGAAAGGCGGATCGTTCGACTGGGGCAACCTGTTCGGCGGCGACAAAAACAAGGCAGCCGGCGCGGCAGCCGGCGCGGCCGTGGGCCTGACAGTGGGCCTGGCGTTCGGCAAGTCCTTCGGGAAAACGGTAGGCGTGCTGGTCGGCGCAGGCAGTGGCGCGGCGATGGGCGCGGTCTACGGCAACTGGGTCGGGGCCGGCGTCGGTGCAGCCGTCGGCGCGATCAGCGGCTACCTCGGCGGCCTCACGCAGGAACGGGCGCAGCGTGCCGCGCTGGAGTCCGCGAAGTCGCAGCTGGTGGCCACGTTCGGCACGATGGAGAAGCTGAGCGAGGCCGCCACGCAGGCCGGCATCGACTTCCATCAGCTGTTCGACACGAAGGACCCGCAGCACTTCACGCGCGTGCTGAACCTGATGAACGTCGAGCTCGAAAAGAACAAGGCGGCCGTGACCGCGATGGCCACGGCGCTCGATCGCACGACGAACTCCGCCGCGCTCCTGTCACGTGTGGACCTGTCGAACCTGGCGCTGACCACTGGCCGGCTGCCGGATGCGGATGCGCGCACGAAGGCGAAGGGCGCACTCGGCGGCAGCGAGCAGGCCGCGCTGGCCTTCATCGAGGCGCAGCAGAAGTCCGCGCTGGACGGCCTCGATAAGTTCCTGACCAACGCCAAGATCAAGACGCAGGCCGGCGCGCAGGCCATCAGCGCGTCCCTGGCCGGCATCTACCAGTCGCTGCTCGAAACCGGAGCCTCGCCCACGCAGGCCTTCGCGCAGATGGAGCCGGTGATCGCGAAGCTGCAGGCGCAGCTGCAGGCGACCGGCCTGGCGGGATCGGTGGCCTTCGGCCCGCTCGGCGCACTCGCGCGGCTCGCGGCGGATGCGATCGGCGGGCCGGTGATGGACGCGATGGCCGGCCTGGCGCAAGGCCTCACGTCCACGTTCAACCTCGGGCTGCTGAATCAGGACACGTTCCACGGGTTCGCGCAGGAGGTCCTCGCCGGGTTCAAGGCGATGGAGGCCTTGGGACAGGGCGGCGAGGTCGCGCTGGCCGGTGCGCAGCAGGGCATCCAGAAGCTGTGGGAACTGTCGCAGGACTTCGGCTACACGCTGAGCGACGACGAGCAGGCGATGGTCGATTTCGGCCTGGCCTCCGGCACCATCGGAGAAAAGTTCCGGCCGGCTGCCGATCGGATGGCGAACGCGATCGATGCGCTGGTGGACCGCATGGATCAGTTCCTGCTCAAGTTCAGCGAGATCATGCCGGCCGCGTCGGATGCGGCCCGCGACATCGAGAACACCCTCGGCAGCGTGAAGGTCCCCCCGGTGGACATCCCGCTGCGTCCGCGCTGGCCGGACGACTACACGCCCGGTGGCCCGACCGTGCCGGCCGGCATGCCCACCGGCATGGCCGTGCTCGGGGCCGGAGGCATCGTGACGCGCCCGACCGTGGCGCTGATCGGGGAGCGCGGGCCGGAGGCCGTCGTGCCGTTGTCGAAGGACTTCGGCGGCGACACGGACGTGATGGTGATGCTGGATTCGGAAGTGCTCACGCGGGCCGTGCTGCGCAAGCAGCCGCGCGTGATGCGCGCTTACGGGGTCGCCCGGTGACGACCAGGCCAGCGCGACCGTGCAGGAGGCACCAGGACGGGCGCGGCCTGGCGCAGGACCGTGAGGCCGGCCGGCAGCTGCCGGCGCACCAGGCCGCCGCCTGGCCGGCCGGCTGGCCATCCTGGCCGGCGACCAGGCCCGGAGGGTGGCCGTGGCGCTGACGCTGACGATCAACGGCGTGGACGTGCTCGATTACCTGGAGCCGGGGCCAGGCAACCCCGGCCTGGATCGGGCGCTGCAGACGCGCACCGTGTTCCGCTTCACGTTGAAGGACCGCGCCGACACCTATCGCCCGGTGCTGCGACAGGAGGTCATCGCCACGCTGAACGGCACGCGCATCTTCGGCGGCGTGCTGCAGACGATCAACGAAGGCGATTGGGGCGACTACAAAGGCCGGCGCTTCGACTGTGAGGCCGCCGACTGGGCCTCGCTCCTCGACACCACGGAACTGAACGGCATCGCGCCCTATCCGGTGCCGGGCGGCGACATCACGTTGCGCGATGTGGTGCAGCACCTGGTGACGGTGCGCCTGGCGGCGCGCGGGTTCACGGTCCATCCGTCGATGGCGGCCGGCCCGGTGATCGGCGCGCAGGGGTATTCGTTCCGGTACTACACCGACATCTTCGACGACCTCAGCACGATCACCGGCTGGCCGTGGATCGTGGACGAGTTCAAGCGCGTGTGGTTCGCACCAGCGGCCACCGGGCACGCCGCGCCGTTCTCGCTGACGGCGACGAACGACACGATCAACAGCATCAACGTGACCGGCACGCTGGACGGCTATGCGAACGTCGTGTGGCTGCACTACGGTGCGCCCGGTGCGCGCGAGGTCACGGACACGTGGCACGGCGACGGCAGCACGCACCTGTTCCCCGTCACGTTCCCGAATCCCGAAGGCGTCGTGAGCGGCCCGCCGACGGTGCTGGTCAACGGCGTGACGAAACCGGTGGCCGTGTGGGCCGTCGATACCGGCTACGAATGGTACTGGCGGGCCTCCGATGCCGCGCTGATCCATGACCTGGCGTTGCCGACGCTCACGCCAGCGGACACCGTGATCGGCATCTACGTCGCCACGTTCCCCGCTGCCGTCGCGGCCACGAATCCGGCTGATGTCGCGCTGTATGGCGAGGTCGCGCTGGTGCAGACGGCTGAGGACGTGTTCGACGTGACGCAGGCCCGGCAGATCGCGGACGGCCTGCTGCGCGATCACTCCGGCCCGCTGCGCCGCATCGCCGTCGTCACGCACCGGCCTGGTCTGCTGCCGGGGCACGTCGTGCCGGTCGATGTGCCAGAGCGCGACATCAACGAACCGTGCCTGCTCCTGTCCTCACGCCTGGTCCACGACGGCCGGCAGGCGGACGGCACCGATTGGTGGCGCTTCGATCTGGAACTGGTCGAAGGCACGGCGTATCGGGAGACCTGGCAGAAGTTCTTCGGCGCACTCACGGCATCGAGTGGGTCGGCAGTATCGGCGAGCGGATCGGTCGGTCCTCCGCCGAGCGGCGGCGGGGGCGGGGGGTCGGCGACCTCGCTCCCGCCGTCCGTGTTCACACGATCACTGGGTGGCTCGCGCCACGTCGCCGGCTTCGTGCCGGTCGCGGCCTCCGATCCGTGGATCGCGATCCCCGACTTCGCGGATGCGTTCCTCGACTTCACGGCCGTGCTGCCGGGCAGCTGGGTGGCCTCCTGTCAGTGCCGCTCGCACGATCCGGCCGTGAGCGTGACGCCGCGCGTCGTGAGCGTAGACGGCAGTGGCGCACGTGCCGCCGTCCTGGCGACCGGCGTGCCCATCAGCAGCACGGCCTGGGTCTACCAGAACCTGACGCTGCCGGCCGGCAGTGGCCTGGTGCCGGTGCGCCTGGAGATGACGACCTCGGTGCGCAACCGGGACGCCTTCGTGGCGAACGCGATGGCGGACGTGTTCTGACATGGCAGACCTGTCCTCGCTCTACGCCGATCGGGCGTCGTTCGGCATCACGGACACGCTGGTGCCCACCGGCCCGCTACGCCTCGGCACGCTCGCGGCGGCCGCTGCGGGCGCGTCACGGCTCGCGCTCGACGCGGCCGGCAACGTGACGGCGGGCGTGCTCGCGCCTGGTGACATTCCGGCCGTGTTCCCGCGCCGTGATGTGGCAGAGACGATCAGCGCGTCGTGGACCTGGAGTGCCGGCAGCACGATCGGGTTCGCGGCCGGCAGCCTGGCCGTGCCGGAGGCCACGTCACGCAGCCTCGGCACGCGCCTGATCGTGGAGCCGGTGCCGGCCTCGACGGAGCACGCGATCGGCCGCGAGACCGGCGCGCTGTGGACCTCCGTGCCGGCCGGCGCGGCGCACAAGTGGTATCAGGGCGCCACGGAACGGCTCCGCCTGGACACGGACGGCACGCTGCGCGTGATCAACGGCAGCGGCTACCTGGTGCTCGCCGCCGCTGGTGCCGGCAACGGCGTGATCCAGACCACGACGGACCTCGCGATCATCCCTGGCGGCATCCTGTCTATCGGCACGGCCGTGGGCGCGGCGTCCGGCCTGGTGCAACCGCTCTCGAACTACCGCGAGAACCTCGGCGGCCTGTCCCGCAAGTGGCTGTCGCTGCATGCAGCGGAACTGTGGGTGGAAACGCTCGTGGCGCAGAGCACGATGGCGACGATCGGCGGGCGCATCCTGGTCGGGCCCACGACGATCCTGACGCGCGACGTGGCACCGGGCGACGGCACGATCTACGTGAAGCACAACAGCCTGGCGCTGCACGTGGGCGGCGTGGAGTACGGATCGAAGCTGGTGCTGGAGTCGGGCGGCAAGTTCGAGATCATGTCCGTGGCCTCGCTGACCGCGCCGACGATCACGGCACAAGGCGACTATGCCTACCTCGTCAACCGGGCCGTGCTCGGGACGGCGAACTACTGGTATGCCGGTGATGCCGTGTTCGATACCGGCAAGAGCACGTCGCCGGCCGGGGCCTTCATGGACCTGTACTCCGTGCGCGGCGTGAACCCCGGCAGCACGGCCGGCCCCACGATCGTGGGTAACGTCCGCTATGGCGGCGGCGGGGCCGACTGGCGCGAGCACTGGGCGATCGGCAACCTGAAAGGCCTGTATGGCGTGAGCACCGACACGATGGGCGCGGCCTTCGGCGCGGCGGACGGCGTGCATGTGCAGATCGACGCGACCAACGGCATCCGCTTCGTCGGTGGCGGCGGCATCGTCTACGGACAGTGGGACATGTTTGCGAACGTGGCCATCGGCTACAGCAACGCCGGGCAGCTGACCTGGACGGCAGCGGACGGCAGCCTGCGCGTCAAGAACAACGGCGTGGACAAGATGGTGCTGCTGAGCGACGGCACGATGTATCTGAATACCGGCCTGGTGCTCGGCGCGTGGGGGGCCGGCACGATCGGCAAGCTCCGATCGGTCAACGCCGGAAACTGGAACACCGGGTATGGGTTCTACCTCGACGCCGATGGCGGCACCGGCGTGTCGCACGCACTGATCGGCAACAGCGCCGGTCGCCGGGTGCAGTGGGACGGGGCCTCGCTCAAAGTGATCTCTGACGGATTCACGCTCGATGAGACCGGCATCGCCCTGCTGCAGGCCACCGGAGCCACGGAGGTCTCGCGGTCGCTGCGCTGGGGATCAGGCGGGTATCTGTGGGACACGTCGGCCGGCTCCGATCCGAAGTTCGAGATCCTACGCGGCACGCACAAGATCGCGATCAGCGCGCAGAGTTCCACGAACGGCGTGGTGGAACTGATGGCCGGCGGATCGAGCGTGGACCGCGCGACCCTCACGCTGCGTGCGCTCGGCGTCGGCCTGGGCGGCGAAATGGTTTTCAGCGGGCTGGCCTTCGGCGGCGGCAATTACCCGCGCTTCGTGCCGTCCGTCGATGCCGTGCATGACCTCGGCGTGGCCGCGCTCCGGTGGCGCGGCCTGTCTGCCGTGACGGTCTCCGCCACGACGCTGCTCTGCAGCAGTTCGTTGCAGTCGGCCGGGTATGTGACGGCAGCCGGTGCCGTGCCGGGCGGCTACTGGGTGCAGGTCGCCGTGGATTCGTGCGCGAAGCCTGTCAGTTCCACATGGACCATCCTGCCGAGTGATCGCGCCGCGAAGCAGGACATCGTGCCGGTGGATCGTGCGGCGGCGTTGGACCTGGTGCGCCGTGCGCCGCTGGTCCGCTTCCGCTACAACGGCCTGCTCGGCGGCCCGGCCGGCGAGGCCGGCATCGGCGTGGTCGCGCAGGACATCGAGCCGATCCTGCCGGCGAGTGTGCAGCGTGGCCACGATGGATCGATCGGCTGGAATGCGCACGAACTGCTGATGCTGAACGTGGCCGCCGTGCAGCACCTGGCCGATCGTCTCGATACGCTCGAAAGGAAGGACCGACCGTGACACCTGATCAGAAACTCTGCTACAGCGAGGGCATGCTCTGGCGCAACCGCGTGAAGGGCCAGACGATCGCCTACTCCGGCGAGGTCGTGCGCGAGGACCCCTACAGCCTGATCGCGGACGATCCCGATCGGTCGCTGCAGTACCACAACGCCCGCGTGCGCGTGTCGCAGTCGTGCCTGGCGCAGCCCGACATGTTCGCGCAGCAGAACGCGGCCGGCCTGGCGTTGACGGTGGCCGATCCGGTCCTCGTCGATGACCTTGGGCTGCTCGGGGCCGTGATCAACCTGTGGGAGATCCTGGCCGGTGGCATCCCGCCCGCGCCGCTGCCGCCCGATCCCGAACTCGGCGCACGTGGACGTGAGGAGCGTCGGCCGTGAACGATCGCGCACCGGTCCCGCCGCGACCTCGAGCCGCGCTGACCAGTGGCGAACTGTTCCACAAGCTGGTCGCGATCCGCACGCAGCTGCAGCTGCATGAGACCGAAGCGCAGCTGTTCCTGGCGCGTGTGGAACTGTCCCGCCGCTACAGCGAGCAGCTGACGGCGAACCTGCCGGCCCTGGAGGCCGAAGCCCTGTCTGCACTGAGCGCACCGACCGGCGCGAAGTTCAACTGGTCCACGTTCGGGTACGACGCCGCCGACGACGACACCCCACCAGGCACGGACACGTAACGCCGGCCTGCACGTTCACTCACGCACGCGCTGCACGTCCGCCGACGACGCGCGGCAACAGGACGGGAGAGATCCGCCATGTTGCATCGCATCCTCGGTGCCTCTGTATTGACGGCCCTGGCACCAGGCCGTGACCCTCGGCCGGTCCTCGATGAGGTCGCCGGCCTCGGGTTCAACCTCGTGCGCATCTTCTGCGGGGCGCTGCCGTGGGCCTCGCAGGACCTGTCCCACGTCTACGCCAACCTGCCGGGCGTGCTGCAGGCCTGCAGCGATCGGGGCCTCAACGCCTACCTGGCGTATCACACGGAGGCCGGCACCGGCTACGACCTGGAGCAGCACACCGATGAGGTCGAGGCCATCGCCGGCACCTATCCCGTCGTGGTGCTGCGGGAGGTCGCCAACGAAGCGGACCATCCGACACAGGGCGATCGGCTGTCGCCCGATCGGTGCGCTGACCTGGCGGATCGGATGAACGGCCCGGTGCTGCACGGCGCGACGATCACCGACGACGAGTCGATGCTCTACGCCGGCCGCGAGGGCAACGCCGTCCACCTGGACCGAGGCCGTGATCCGTGGAACATGGTGCGCCGTGTCCGCGAGATTTACGGCAGGTCCGAGGAGAACGGCCTGCCGTCCACGAATCAGGAACCCATCGGCGCGGACGAAGTGGAGCAGCCGGGCAAGCGCCTGACCGATCCGGCCATCTTCGACACGATGGGCGCGCTCGGGCGCCTGTTCGATGTGCTCTCGCTGTTCCATTCGGAGGACGGCCTGCAGACCAGGACCATGCGGCCGGTGACGAAGGCGTGCGCGCAGGCCTTCGTGCGTGGGTTCCGGGCCTGGTCCGGTGCCGAAGAACTGCAGTATCGGAACACGGGGCACGACGGCTCGCCGGTCAAGGCCGCGAACTTCGATCGCGTGATCCGGGTCTACTCCGGCGTGGTGCCGGATTGGCGCTCGGCGCTGACGGTCGTGCTGGGGCTGCAGTCCTCGCTCGATCACGCGGGCGTGGAACTGAACGCCGGCTGGCAGTGGGGCACGTTGCTGGAGCAGGCCACGGCGCAGGACGGCAAGCTGCTGCAGGTCTGGCGCACCACGAGCGACGGCACGCGGCAGCACTCGCCGGTTGTGCAGCAGGCCTACCCGCCCGATCCGTTCCTGCGTCCCTGTGGCGGAGGCCGTGATGCGTATCGCCGCTGACGGCACCGCCGTCGCCTTCACGCACGGCTATGGCGGCGGCGACCTCACGATCCGCATCGTGGACACGGCCACCGGTCGCACGCTCGCCGTGCTGCCGGCCGGCCACGATCCCCGCTGGCTCGCCTCGCACACGCTGGTGGCGCGATCGGTCGATGGCCTGCCGGCTGATGCGCTGGAGGCCGGCTACCAATGCACCTATGTCGGCGCGAACGACGGCGACATGGACGCCTGCAACAGCCGCGCGGCCTACGCCTACGATCGATCGGCGGGCGTGACGGTCCACGCCACGAACGCGCAGCCGCGATCGTTCCCGCAGACGTTCGAGCCGGCCCTGTCACCAGGCGGGACGATCGCGCTGCGTGACCTGGCCAGTGGATCGATCCGGCTGGAACGGCTGCACGGCTGCATTGATCCCCCGGCGCGCCTGGCAGACCTCGGGCCGGCCACGCGGCTGCGCTGGTCCTCCGGCACGGCCGCGTGGGACTCGCTGCCGTATGGCCGCGTGCTGGCCCGCAGCACGCCGGACCAGGCCACGCTCGATCTGTCCGTGCCGGGCCGCAGCTGCGTGATGCCGGTGCCGTTGTGGACCGGCCGGCAGCTGTTCGTCGGCCTGGTGCTCGATGACGGCGAGCTCGCCGTGGCGACCTGGGATGGCCTGGTCCGCCAGGACGGCCTCGGCTGGCGGATCGGGATCAGCGGCGGCAGTGCCTTCGACTGGGACCTGGCCACCGTGCCGGGCCGGCCGGATGTCCTCTGCGCGGCCTACCTGTCACCAGGCGGGGATCTGGTCCTCGTGCAGGTGGACACGGCCTCGCCGCAGGTCTCGCTGCTCACAGAGGCACCAGAGCCACCAGAACCCCCGATCGATCCAGAGCCACCGGAGCCGCCGATCGATCCCGAACCACCAGAGCCACCGATCGATCCGCCGATCGATCCAGAGGAGCCCACTGTGCCGATCCCCACCGTCGATCAGATCCCGCGCGATCAGACCGTGATGGCAGCTGATGCGATCGATCAGTACCTCGTGGGCAATCCGCGCCTCGGGTTGCCGGCCGGCATCTGGCCGGCTGAGTTCTACGCCGTCGGCAACGCGGAACGCCTGGACGTGATCTCTGCCTACCTGATCGGCACCTGGTGCCCCTACGTCTGCACGCTCGGGCCGTTCCCTGGTGACGCGGCCGGCTGGGAGACCAGGCGCAACCTCGGGCTGGATCACACGTTCCATGTCATCGAGGCCGAGCGCGGCGAACAGCCGACGCCACCGGAGCCGATCGCCGGCACGGTGCAGGGACCGATCGGCACCGATCGGCGTTGGTTCACGGTGCCGGGGTGACGGACGCGCAGCAGCAGCTGGTCCTGCAGCATCGGCACATGGTGCCGGCCATCGCCTGGCCGCTCACGCGGCGCATCCGTAAAGGCCTCGACGTGCAGGACGTGCTGCAGGCCGGCCGGCTCGGACTCTGCGAGGCGGCCGCACGGTGGCAGCCGGCGCGCGGCGTGCCGTTCTCCGCCTTCGCCCGGCTCCGCATTCATGGCCGGATGGTCGATCTGCTGCGGGCGCACCGGCCGGTGGCCGGCGTGGCCCGCACGGCCTGGGAGAGCGTGCCGACCGATCAATGGTCCACGGCGTTGATCAGGCTGCCGGCACGGCTGCCTGATCTCGATGCCGCCGTGGACCTGCAGACGCTGCTGCGTGGCGTGCCGGATGTCCGCTCGCGCTACGCCGTGCTGGCGCACGTGGCGGGATTCACGTTGCAGGACATCGGGGCGGCGATCGGCGTCTGCGAGAGCCGGGCCTCACAGCTGCGGGCGGCCGGCGTGGACGCCATGCGAGCGCGTTACTTGCAGGCCGGGCCGTGATCGTCCGATGATCAGGCCGATGGCTCAATCGAAAGAGACGCGCCTGCGGGATCGGATTCAACAGCTGCGAGCGACCGGCGTGCCGGCTGATGAGGCCGTGCGCCGCGCGCAGGCAGACCTGCAACGCACCAGGCCGGCCGGCAAGCGCCGGCCTGGGTCCTCACGCCGACGGGCCCGCTGAGGCCGTCGCGCGCACCGCGTCGGCGTGCATTTCAAGTGCGCCGTCCCCATGTCCCGCAGCGCGCGAACACGGAGCCGTGACCGTCCGCGTCGAACACCATCGTCTCGAATAGCTGCGGGGTGTAGTCCGGCTCGCCCGCATGGCATCCGTGATCGATGCCGATAAACACCGTCGAGACCACGCGGTCTCCCGCTGGCGTCTCAGCGACGCGGCGATTGGCGACGTTCTCGAAGCACACACCCCATTCGACCACCGACCGCGCCGGTCGTGGCTGGTGCGCATCGTCCAGCACCCAGTAGAGCGGCGCGGCCGGCACCGTCATGCCGGCACGTCCTCCTGTCCCGCCATCAGGTGCAGCTGGTGCAGCTGTTCCGCGAAGGCCACGGCCTGCGCGCGGGCCTGCGCGGTCGCCGGCTCGCTGCCGTCGATCGCGATGAACGTGCCGGTGGGGCCGAAGTTCGCCGGCACGTCCGTCCATTCGTCGGTGGCCGGATCGTATTCATCGACATCGATCCAGACGCGAAAGATGCGAGGCATGGCGCGAGTCCTCCTGTCCTCAGCTGACCAGGCGCATGCTGGTCCGTTTGCCGGTGCGTGAGGCCGGCCGCTCCCGGTCCTTCCGATGCGCCACACGGCGCTTCAACGTGGACACGGTAACGCGGTCGCCGTACCACGACTCCACCGCTTTGATCGTGCCGCGCTGCTGGTGCTGCCAACACAGGAACACATAGACCGCCGTCACGCCGACGCCTTTCACGGAGGCCAGATCGATCGGATTGATCGACAAGGCATCACGCACGGACTTCACGCCCAGCTGCGAGAGCGCGCTGGACAGGATGCCGGCTGCCTTCGCTGTGGCCGCGCAGTCGAGACCATGCGCGAGGTCATAGCGTGATAGCCCGATGTTGCCGATCGTGAGGACCGGTTCATCGTAGTGGCGCACGAACGTGTTCCCCAAGTAGTGCTTGAACGTGGCCGGTGCGGACATGATCTTTCACTGCTCCTGTGGTGAGGGTGCTGCAGCCGGTGCGGGCGTGGCCGCCTCCGGCCGTGTGGTCGAGGCCTTGCTGGCCTTGCTGGGGGATCGGAGAAAGAAACGATGATGCTCGCCGGATCGATCGACGCGCACTAGGTCCCGCAGCGGCTGCTGTTTAAGCGCGATGCGGATCAAGTTCACCGGATTGGCGGAGGACGTGCGCCACCCCTTGGCCGTGTGCAGGTAGTCCGCCAGGTCACGCGCCGTCTGCCGGGGCTTCACGCTGAGCGCGTCCCGCACCAGGGCATGCAACGGCACCTCGTTGCGAATCAGCCGGCGCGGCGCGCGCTTCGCCTTGGCCGGCCGCGCGGCCGGGCCTCGGGCCTTCCGCTTCGCCGGCCTGGTCACGGCGTGCCGGCGTTCAGCTGCTGCGAGCTTGCGCAACGTCGCCGTGCTCGGCGTCGGCAACGCATAGACGGACGTGCCGTTGCGCGAGCCGTCCGCGAGGCGCAACGTGCCGGCCTTCACCAGCTGCGACAACGTCGTCGCCACCACATTGGCGGGATCGGTGCTGCTACGCCGGGGCGTCCAACCAGCGGCCTGCATGCGCGCCAGGACATCACGTGCGCGCATCGGGCCGTGCTCCTCTAACACGCGGCGCACGGCCGCACGGACGGTGATCGAGTTCAGGGCAGTGGCCGGAGGTCTACCGCGCTTCGCAGCTGGGGCAGCTGCGGCCTTCCGGCCCGAGGTCTGCGAGGGGGGCGCAGAGCCGGCGAGCCGTTCACAGATCGTGATCAGGTGCTGCACGTCCTCCAGATGTGCGCGGGCGTGCGTGAGCAGGTCTCGCCAGTAGGTATCGGGCAGCATCGTGTGCGGTCCTCCACGACCGTGATGCCAGCAGCACACGCGGCGACGGATCGTGCCTGGTGCAACGGCATCGAGCGCAAGCTAACACACGAAACATGCGAACAGGGAGCGGGCGTTCCACTTAGAGGCCGTGCGTGGCCCTGTTAGAGGCCGACCGTGGCCGTCTGTAGCCTGGCTCTGCCGGCCTGGCTGAACCGTCTACAGGCGGCATACACGCGGCCGGGCGGGCCCCCGGCCAGAACGGCCGGATTCACCAATAGAATCAGGGGGAAACGAGGGGATCGGGCGGGGTCAAGCCGTTTCTTCGGCCAGGAACTAACGGCCCCCCAAACGGCAACAGACGGCAACAGCCGTCCACGCAAAACCTCCAATGATTCAGCGGCCTTGACGCGGATTCCCCGGATCTGGCCCACTACCGGCCGGCTGCTGCCGATCGAGCCGTCCTGCATACAGGCTGCAGACACGCTAGGTGTTTGTAATACAATGAGTTCTCGTTCGTTTGTTGGTTGCCGGCACTGAGGCCGGCACCGTTCACCAGAGAGACCGGAGCGATCGACACCATGACCACGCAGACCACCAGCAGCACCAGCACCGTCCGCCGCAAGCACTTCGCCGTCACGTTCACGCACGTCGGGCCCACCGGCCGGCGTGGCCGTCCTCTGCAGCTGTCCTACCTGCCAAGCGCCGACGATGCGCGCTGGCATCCCGATGCCTGGACCGCGATCGACTGCTACCTGGTCGATGCGATCGAGTCCGACACGCGCCTCGTGTCCGTGTCGCAGGCCTCGCACACGCTGGAGTGCAAGTGATGGCCTCCAAGCGCACGCCCACCACGGCCACCACGGAGCGCGCGAAGCTGCGCGCGGCACGGCGTGCTGCCGTCGATGTGCCGATGGCAGCTGCACGTGAGCAGCAGCCGGCCGCGCTGCCGATGCTGC